GATCGATTTCTCAATTCGTCCAATCCTGACAATCATTGAGCAGCGCTTATCACTCACGGATTTCACCCCAGCATCACAATACATCCGCTATAACTTGGACGATTTCTTGCGTGGCAATCCTTACGAGCGCGCGCAAGTGTATGAAATTCTCAACCGCATCGGAGCAATGAGTCCAGAAGAAATCAGAGAAATGGAAGACCTTGTATCATGAAGCTCACAACACCAATCCAGATCACGGCAGCCGATTCTGATTCACGGACAATCACTGGCCGCATCGTGGCATTCGATGAAGAAGCAAACGCCAGCACGGGCAAAGTGGTATTCGCGAAAGGTTCGATCGAGCCTGCCGATGTATTTCTCAATCTTGAACATGATCGCACACGCAGAATTGGGCGCAGCATGACCATGTCAATGGATGGCGATTCAGCGATTAACGCGACATTCAAGATCAGCGCAACACAAGCAGGCAATGACGCACTGATCGAAGCGATGGAAGGCCTACGCGATGGATTCAGCGTCGAGCTGGCCGTCGAGGATTACGTACAGGAAAAGGGCTATATGAAAGTCCTCAAAGCAGAATTGACAGGCGTGGCACTTGTATCAGAGCCAGCCGTAAGAAGCGCACGCGTCGCAGAAGTCGCGGCGAATGAAGATGAAGAAACAGAAGATGATCTAGAAGATGATCTCGAAGAAGATTCCGATTCCGACTTGGAAAAGGATGCAACATCAACAGAAAAGGACGATGAAGTGGAACACACCGTTACACAAGCGGAAGCCGTCGAAACGGTTGAAGCCGCACAGTCAGTCACCGCCGCAGCAACAGTCGGCGGATTCACAGCCAAGCCACGATTGGATTTCTCAGCTACAAAGCAGCTCGAAATGACAATCAAGGCGACACTCGGATCAGAAGATGCACGTGCTTATGTTCGCGCGGCAGCTGATACCACAGACAACGCAGGCTTGGTCCCTACACGCCAGCTCACCACCGTCATCAACGGGCTCGCAAACGCAACACGTAGCAACATCGACGCGATCTCACGTGGCACATTGCCAGATGCCGGTATGACATTCGAGATCCCAAAGATCACACAGCTACCAAGCATCACAGTCGAAGCCGAAGGCGGAACACTTGCAGATGTCGATCAGACATCAGAATTTCTTAGCGTGTCAGTGGCTAAGTACTCAGGACAGCAGACATTCAGCGTCGAGCTATTTGATCGCTCATCACCACTCTTCATCGATGAGCTCATGCGCAACATGGCCGCACAGTACGCAAAGGTCACAGACACAGCTGTAAATGCTGCAATCATTTCTGGAGCATCAGCTGATGCAACAACGACGACAACATATCCAACAGCTGCCGAATTGCTTGGCATCATCGCTCGCGGTGCTGCATCAGTTTATTCAGGCACACAAGGATTTGCTCGCAATATCATCATGAACACATCCCAGTGGTCAAACGTGATGACACTTAACGATTCAGGCCGTCCAATCTATAACGCAGCACAGCCACAAAATGCTGGCGGCGTCGTACGTCCAGATTCAGTACGTGGAAACGTTGCCGGACTTGATCTATTCGTTACAGCCAACACAGCGGCGACAACAGACACCGATGGATCGATCTTGATCGTCAATCCAGAGGCTTATACATGGTACGAGTCACCTACTTATCAGCTACGCGCTGACATCGTGAACACCGGCCAGATCAATATCGCGATGTATGGCTACGGCGCAATCGCGACCAAGATCGGCGCAGGCGCTTTCAAGAATAACAAGGCGTAATCGCTACCAATTAGACATGGGTCGCGTCGCTCCCGACGCGGCCCAGTAGATGAAGGGATGGGCTCATGTCAGCAATAGTTACAGCGTCACAGCTGCGATCAATTCTTGGCGTGAGCTCATCACTTTACAATGACGCATATTTAGATGAAATCATCGATACAGCCGAAGGCGTAATCTTGCCTATGCTGACACAAAACACGACAGCGATCGTCAGCTACAAATTGACATCCAATGTCGCATATTTTTATGTAAGAGAGCCACACACTTTCGTGGCTGGCCAGTCAGTAATCGTCACAGGATTGCCGTCACCATTTAGCGCGACACATACAGTCCTGTCATCGGATGAACTATATTTTACGGCCGCGCTAACAAATGCAGATGTCAAGATCCGTCAGATCATTCCAAACGGCATCGCAACACTATCCGGCTATGGCGCGGCCACACTTTACATCGGAAACCCAAACGTCGAAAGCGCGATCCTTGCGGTATCCGTTGAAGTATTTCAAAGCCGTACAGCGGCAGGCGGTCAGATCGAAGGCGTCGATTTTGGCGTTACGCCGTACAGGATGGGGCGCAGCCTCACAAACAGGTGCATCGGGCTCCTTGGTAATTTGATCGACACTCGATCGATGGTGAGCTGATGCCAGCCTCATCCATAGCCGTCAATGTACGCGGCACGCTAAAGACAGCCATTCAAAACGTCGCAGCCAATACATATAACAGTGTCCCAGAAGCGCCGATCGTGCCATTCGTGGCAATCGTGCCGACAAACCCTTATTTGGAATGCAATCTCATCGGCACATCGACCCGTGTCAAAGTCAATCTTGTCCTGACTGTCGGCGTCGCTATGCACTCAAACGCGGCAGCGCTGGACAATATCGAGCAGCTAGTCATGAGCATTCTGGCGGTTATCCCGTCAGGCTACACAGTCGGATCTGTGTCTAATCCAACCCCGATCATGATCGCAGCGTCGGAAATTCTGGCGTGCGAGATTGAACTATCAACGCAATACACACAAACAAACTAGGAGAAAAAATGCCAACGACCGTCATCACCGGACGCGATCTTGTACTGACGATCGCTGCCGCAAATTACGACGCACAAGCGTCATCAGTAACATTGAGCAATGAGCACACCATCGAAACGTATCAAACACTCGACGGCCGTGCATATAAGGCAATCGATGACCAGTGGACACTGGAAGTCGAAATGCTCGCTGACTGGGGCGTAGCTTCATCATTATGCGAGGCAATGTGGACAGCGTGCGAAACCGCACCAAATACCACTTTGGCCGTATCGCTCACAGCCATCACTGGCGCGGTATTTACTTGCAACGTGTTGCCGGTATTCCCATCAGTCGGCGGTGCAGCACCGGACGCGCAGACAGTGTCGCTATCATTGACAGTGGTCGGCGTACCGACTGAAAACTTTAGCTAACAGATAGGAATCGGGAGCAAATGAAAACAAACATCACAATCGAATACGTGTCAGGGGAGTCGGCCACCTACGTGGCCGCTCCACCTGAGTGGTGCAAATGGGAGAACAAAACAGGCCACACGATCACGCAAGCGGCAGAAAAGATCGGGATCTCTGATCTTTTATTCTTGGCATATCACGCCATGAAGCGAGAAGCCGCTGGCAAGCCTGTCAAGCCTTATGAGGCTTGGATCGAAACAGTGTCAGACATCCAGACAGGTGAACCCGAAAGCCCAAAAGCTACGCCGCTGGAAGCCTGAATCGCACCATCGTGGAGCTGGCAATAGCCACGCACATCCCGATGAGTGAGTGGCAAACGGCGGAGCAGATCATCACGGCGATCGAGATTTTGGAGAAGCGAAATGGCAGCTAAGGCAGGCAAAGGAACACTTGCCATCGAAGTTGAGCCTGTCGAATTGCGCAACCTTTTGCGATTGCTTGGATCTTTGCCAAAAGAATCACAAGATGAAATCCGTACAAAAGCCCTAGCACTATCTCAAAGATTTGCCGGTCAGCTTTTGCAATTTGCACAGGCATCACCGACGCCACAGGCTGTCAAGGTAGCCCAATCAATTACACCAAAGCGCGATCGATTGATCCGCGTCGATGTAGGCGGCCCGAAAAAAGTAGGACGCAAATGGGGCGGCGAACAGCGTGCCAATGGCAAAGTCGTCAAACAGCAATCGGCATCAGCTGGAGCATTGCTTTGGGGATCAGAATTTGGATCGCATCGTGGCACAGATAAGTCAGGCCGTGCGTATAGCGACAGATTCAAGGCGCCTTACAAAAAATCAGGCTACTGGATCAATCCTGCGATGGATTACTACTTGCCAATCATCGCGCGAGAGTATTCTCAAATGGTGCAGGATGTAGCAAAGAGAGTAGGGCTTGACTGATGGCTGGTATTCCAAAAGTAAAGATAACCTTTGACGCCGATCTCGATGGCTTACGCAAAGGCGTCACTGGCGCATCAAATGAGGTCGAAGGCTTTGGATCTAAGGTTGGCGCATTTGGTAAAAAGGCAGCCGCCGCATTTGCTGTCGCTGGCGCAGCTGCCGCCGCTTACGCTGGCAAATTGCTCGTCGATGGCGTTAAAGCTGCGATCGAGGATGAAGCTGCACAGGCCAAACTTGCAACGACACTGACCAACGTCACCGGCGCAACAGCCAAACAAATCGCAGCCGTTGAGTCACAGATACTCAAAACATCCTTACTGACTGGTCTGACCGATGACGAATTGCGTCCAAGTTTTGAGCGCCTCATTCGCGCCACATCGGACTCGGATGAAGCTCTCAGATTGCAATCACTGGCGATCGATGTCGCAGCTGGATCTGGTAAGTCACTGGAAGCCGTATCCAACGCGATGGCAAAGGCAGCCGAAGGAAACACGGCATCGCTGGCAC